TGATTCAATGCGTAAAGATGTCTATGATGAATTAAAATTACTAGTAGATAAAGAAGAATCATTATCTAATTATAGGAAAATAGCAACTGGTTCATCTTTAGGAAGTGTTATAATTAATGTTGATGGTAAAGATTATAAATTAATAGTTAAGGGTGCTTCTAATGAAGCGGCAAGTGATACAGATGTTAAAGAAGCATTAGTATCTTTATTTTATACTACTGACATAGATAGTCCTTTTAATAAAGAAAATTACGAAGAAAGAGTTAATCAACTCATTGAAATAGCTGAAGGTGGTATTCCTGGAGAAAGCACATCAGCCTCAAATAAAGTAGTTATATATCTATCAGCTACATCTGATGATAATAAAGCAAGTAATGTTGCATTTATTAATCAACCTTTATCATCAGCATTAGCAATTAAAGAAGTATACCCTGGTCAAAAATTAATTCGTACAGGATTATTTGATTCTATTAGAAGTAAAGCACAATCCCTTACAGGTTTACCTGCAGATAAATGGTGTCCTGGGGATTTATATGTCCAATTAGGTGATGTTAACCTAACTGAAGATGATAATATTGAATTAATTAATGATTTATTTAATGATGAGTGGGGTAGTGATATAAAACCATTAACCGCAGTTTCATTAAAACAAGCAGATGCCCAAGGTGGTAAAGCTAAAGCTTTATTAAATAAGTATGCTTCTGCAAAATCTGATTATAATTTAACTAAAGATGAAATTGCTTTTGACAATCAAGGATATATTAATGGTATTAAACGATTAAGAGATAATCTTTCTAAATTAGTAGGAAGTAATTCAAATATTGAATATAATATTGAAGATAGTAATTTAAAAGACGAAACTCGTTTTTTAAGAGGTAAGTATGCAGCATTAAAATCAATTGAATTTTTATTTAGACAATTTAATACTGATGAAGTTGATGAAGCTATAGTAGCATTAGTTGGTTTTGCTCTTTCATTAACGGGTGTTAACCCAACATTTTTTAAAGTAACAGGACAAAAATCAGGAGCCCCAGGAAAAGTAGATAAATTTGAAAGAGGTCAAAATGTTATTTTGTATAATGTAGATGGTGATTATGAACCTATACAAATTGATGATACTTCATCTTTTGGTGGTTTAAAAATTAACTTTAAAATTGAAAAAGGTGGGCAACCATATGCGGTAGCAATTAATGCTAGAAATAATGGTAATACTCAAGGAACCTTAGAAGTACAAAAAATTAAAAAGATATAAATATGTGTAAATGTGGATGTAATAAGTGTGAAACTGAAAGTACTGCGTTAGTACTTAATGAGAGCAAAGCTCCGAAGGCTATATTGTCCGAAGGTTTAAAACACCATATAGACACTAATAAACCGCTTACTGAGCATTTATATCGTGCGGGCTCACGTGCTTATTTTGATTTATTTGCAGAAGCAAGATCATTATATAGTAGAGGTATTTTAGAATTTACTAATGAAGATGATAAAGCTTTACTTACAGAAACAAATTTAGGTCATTTTGGAATGTTTGAAGGTAAAAAAGTACCATTAGATTTTCCTATTGAATTAAATGAACACATGGATCTTGAAGATGAATTAGCAAATATGGAATTCGGAATGGATTATGATCAATTAGGTGATAATGAAAAAGAATGGGTTCGTGATGAAATGGACAATATGTCTATGAATGAAGTCACCCGTTATAGTGGTTTTAATAGAAACCCAGAGGATCCAGATTCTATTCCATTCGAACCAACAGGATCAGTATCTGAATTTAAAGAAGAATTAAGAGCATTATTTGGTAAATTTAAGGGTGATTTAAAAAATCCGGAGTTTATAAAAGGAGTGGCTCAAATAATGGTTAATTGGAAACCACTTTTAAGAAGTCAATTAAACGAATCAGATTCTAAATATCCAAATTTTGATTTAAATAAAAACATAAAATACCAAGATACCTCTATCTCAAGTGGAATGTGGAGATATACAGGCCAAGAACAAGGTGGAAAAGGTGTTTATAGAAATTTAAATAATGGTCAAATATTAGCCTTTGATAAAAGTGATTTTGATATATTTAAAAATAATCTTAGTAGCCATTTTGACATAAGTGAATCATTAAACGAAGCTAAAAAGAAAAAAGCTAAGAAAAAAGACAATAAACCAATAGGAAAACCAATGCGTTCATCATCAGGTGGTAAAGCATATAAAGTATACGTTAAGGATCCTAAAACTAAAAAAATTAAAACTGTCAGATTTGGATCTGGTGGTTTAAGAGCTAAAATAAATGACTCAAAAGCACGTGCGGCATTTGCAAAAAGGCACAAATGTTCACAGAAAAAAGATAGAACAAAAGCTGGATATTGGAGTTGTAGATTACCACGTTATGCAAAATTACTCGGACTTAAATCAAGCTTCTCAGGATTCTGGTAAACCTTATATTGACTTAGAAGTTACAGATAATTATACTCTAAGACAATTTTCGGAAACCATTGATCCTATAGAATTACTCTGGCATCGTGATGATGAAGATAGAGTAGTTGAAATTATAGGCAATACTGATTGGAAACTACAATTAGATAATTCCTTGCCGACTTCACTTCAAGAACGTATATTTATACCTAGACATAAATGGCATAGAGTCATTAAAGGAACAGGAGTATTGAATTTGAAAATTTACAAAAATGAAAAAATTAATTTGTAATATAGTATATTATATAACTTTCAAGCAAGTTTGCTTAGGTTATTGTAAAAAATAAAAAAAATGGAAGAATTAAAAACATTTAGAGAATTTCTTAATGAAGAGAAATTTAAAATAGGAGATAAAGTAACTATGAAAAGTGGAGGTGACGAAATGGAAGTTACTGATTCACGTAGAATGTTTGGCTCTAAAATTAATGCATATAGCGTTAAAAAATCAGATGGTGAGGAAGTTGAATATGATGAAAGCCAACTAAAATTAGCTGAAATAAGCTTTGGTGCTGCAGGTACAGATAAAAGATCGGGCCAAGTAATAGGTGAAATAATTCAAATGATTTATGACACGGGAATAGATCCATCAGATGTATTAGAAGAGGTAGGCCAAGAGTTTGGAATTGCTTTTGAATTTGGAAGAGGTCATTAAAATAATAAAAAAATAAAAAATATGGATAATTTTGATTTAAAAAAATTCGTTAGTGAAAAAACATTACTAAATGAAAATGCACCAGGATATGATACTAGAAAATCAGGTGAAGCATTACCAACACTAGAAAGTGTTAAAGCAGCTTATGAAGCTAAACAAGACAAAAAAGAAATAAAAGAAGGTGTTTGGAATATGCCTACTATGGATGAAATAATTGAATTTGTAGCTCATGTTGAAAAAATGAAAGAACAATTTTACCATATAGGTAGTGATGCTGTACATGATGGTTTAGAACAAGCAATTATAGCTGCTAAAGAATTAGTAGACCCAGGTAATGATGATTCATACGATTCAAGAGATTAAATAATGGATTTTTGCTACTGTGACATATGTGGGTGTAATGGAGGTGATTGTAAAAACATTCATGGAGCAGAAGATTGTAAATGTAATGAAGAATTAATCCAAGAAGTTAAAGAAATAACAATAGTTCCTAAAATATGTGAAAGTTGTGGATATGAATTCCACCCAGAGGGTCCTATTACCTATGTTGATGGTATTGATAAAGGAGAAGAAATAATGTTGGAATGTACATCTACAAGATATATAGGACAAGAAATAGAATAATATGAAAAATTTTGATTATAAAAAATATTTAGCTGAAGGTAAGCTGCTAAATGAATTCGTAGGTAAAGCATTAGAAGATAGAAACCAGCCTCTTTATGATGAATTAGTAGCAGGATCTGGTAAATCAGATACTATGGAAGGCGAAATGTTAAGAGCTATTAATAGAATTGTTTATCGTTATTATAATGATGGAGATGAATACCACACAGGATATGGTACTGAAACAGCAGGTCCAGCTCATTCATTTTTAGTTAATGCCAACACAGGTGTAAGATCAGCTATGAATATGATATTTAAAAATGGAACTAATTATGAAGAAACTATTGTAGATGCTTTAGAACATATTTTATCTCATATTGAAGCTAAACAAGGTAAATATACCCCCAATACAGCAGGTGATATGTTTGATTATGAAGCTGAATTTGAAGACGATACTTATGAAGAAGATGATTATGACGATTATGATGATTATGATGAATTTGACAATGAAGAACAATTTTAATTAAACAAAAAACAAACAGCTTGATTCATAGCCAAGCGATTATATAAAATAAATTTTGAGATCTGTGGCCTCCTATTTGGAGGTCACATTTTTTTTTCGTATATTGATAACAAATAAAATTCAAGTCTAGATGAGTAAAAGTGTAGTAATGATTGGAGCAGGTGTAGCAAATGTAAATGCTGCTACTAAGCTAATTGATAGTGGTTTTAATGGTAAAATTACCATAATTGATATGGGTAAAGATCCATATCTAAGACCATATGAAGAAGTAATGACAGGTTTCCTAGGAGCAGGAGGTTGGTCTGATGGTAAATTAACTTACCATACTTCAATTGGAGGACAATTATCTAAATATTGTGGTGAAGAAAAAGCAATGGAATTATTTGATCAGGTGATAGATAATTTTAAACGATTCCACCCTAAACCAGAAGAAGTACAATGTTCAAACCCAGTTGCAGAACCAGATTTTATTAAACCATATTTTGGTTTACGTTTATTTCCAGTATGGCATGTTGGTACAGATTATTTACATGAGATAGGTAAAAATTGGTATGATTTTTTAGTTGATGGTGGTGTTAATTTTAGATGGGAAGAAAAAGTAACAGACATTGATTTTGAAAAACAAGAAGTAAAAACGAAATTATATACAATGCCTTATGATACACTTATTTTTGGTGTAGGTAAATCAGGTATTGATTTTGGTAAGAAATTAGCGGAAAATTATAAATTACCAACTGAACCTAAACCAGTACAAATAGGTGTTCGATTTGAAGCACCACAAAAACACTTCCAAAAATTAATTGATGTAAGTTATGATTTTAAATTATATCGTAAATTCGAAGACAAAGGAGTATCATTACGTTCTTTCTGTACAAACAACAATGCAGCATATGTTGCCGTTGAAGAAACGTATGGAGATCATTCATACAATGGACACGCTAAAAAAGACGAAGCATTCCGAAATGATATGACTAATTTTGGTATATTAATGGAAGTTCAAGGTATTGAAAAACCATTTGATTGGTCTAGAGAATTAGTAGGAAAAGTACAAAAAGAAAGTACTGGATTGTTTTATAGTCCTACAAGAAAACCTACTACTACATCTGAGGGTATAGGTGTTAGTGCAGTTCAAATTGATTCATTAGATGAAGTAAGAGAAGCATTTCAAGGATATTACACGTACATTGATGATTTTATTAATGATATGAAAAAAGTATTTCCTACATTAGGAGATGATTGGGGTGTGTATGTGCCTGAAATTAAATATCTATCACCTGAACCATTAGTAAATTATGAGGATTTAAGTTTAACAAAATATCCTAATGTTCACTTTGTAGGTGATGCATTAAGTGCCAGAGGAATTACAGTATCAGGGGCACAGGGTACATTAGTAGCAGAACAGATTATTAAAACAATGTAAACAAAAAATAAAGACTATGGCAAACAGTGAAAAATTATATGAAGAAAAAGTTATTAAATCAAGAGGAGCAAGACATTATCTAATAAAAATGGAAGGTGAAGATCATTGGAAACATCATAGATGGGACCATCCAGCAATTGTTCCTATTAATAAACAATCTGAATTTAAAAAAGGTTTCTTTTTAAGTGGAATTGAATACTCAGAAGAAGATTTTAGAGAAATAATGAAAGAAAGAGAAGGATTACCTTGGTACAAACAATCTGCACCTAAAGGAGAAACTTATAGAAATTAATATGAGAGAACATACGTTACAAGCAATGCCCTATCAAGGAGAGCGACATGAAAAAGCATGGGGACATGAATTATGGATTATTAATAATGAACACTATTGTGGTAAATTATTGGTATTTAAAAATCAAAAATCATTCTCAATGCATTATCATTTATTAAAAGACGAAGCATGGTATATTTCTAAAGGAAAATTTTTATATACTTACATTGATACTGAAACAGCTAATCATCATTCAGTAGAAGTAACAGAAGGTGATTGCATTCATTTAATGCCAGGACAACCCCACCAAATGTTGGCTCTTGAAGAAGAAAGTTGTATATTCGAGGTATCAACTCAACATTTTGATAGTGATAGTTATAGAGTAGGGAAAGGATCTTCCCAGTTAGATCCAGAAAATTTACCATTTTAATATGAAAATAGGTTTTTGTGGCACAATGTCAGTAGGTAAAACAACTTTATTTAATGCCTTAGCTAAATTACCAGAGTTTAAAGATTATAAATTTAGAACAGAACGTTCTAAATATCTTATGGAAATGGGTATACCATTAAATACAGATTCAACAGTTAAAGGTCAAGCAGTATTTTTAGCTGAAAGAGCAAGTGAATTAATGCAAGATAATATCATAACAGATAGAACAATTATTGATGTAATGGCATTTGCTAAATGTTCAAAATCAATGAATTATTTAGAGGCAGATGATTTTTGTGGTTTTGCGAGTAATATGTTAGATGAGTATGATTATGTATTTTATGTTTCGCCTGAAGGAGTTGAAATTGAAAATAATGGTGTTAGAGAAACTAATGCAGAGTATAGGAAATTAATTGATCAGAATATCCAATTATTAATTATTAAATATAGACATAAAATTAAAAATTTAATAGAAATTAAAGGATCCACTGAAGAACGTATAGAATTAGTTAAACAAGCAGTTTCTTTGTGATATTTATAACAAAATACTCTTACAATGAAAAGATCAGAATTTAAAAAGGCTATAAAAGAAGAAATACTTGATATTTTAGAAGAAGCA